TACTATTGCGTTTGGTGAAGGTGGTGCTGAGGCAGCCCGCATCGACTCCTCAGGGCGTGTAGGGATTGGCACTACGAACCCTACATCAGCATTGCACATAGATGTCGCTACTGGCGAGCCACTGAGATTCAGGTCTCAAACTTTAGGGTCTAATTATTTCACCCACCTCAATCATGCTGGTGGTGACTTGGCTTATGTAGGAGCGGGTGGTGGAGCAGCACTTAGTAGCGGCACGGCATCCGACTACGTAATTCGCGCAAATCAGGGATCTCTTTTATTCGCAACAAATGGCAATAATGAACGCGCCCGCATCGACTCCAGCGGACGCCTCTTAGTTGGCACGTTTAGTGCAGTTAGCGCCGGTTCCTATGGAGTCCAAATTAAATCGACTAGCGCAAGTGAATCTAATATTAACTCTTGGAATACGGCTGCATCTGGAACGATTTATCACATTGAGTTTCGAGATGGGGCATCGGCTACTTCGCGTGGCAGCATTACAACTAATGGATCTGCAACTGCTTTCAACACTTCCTCCGACTACCGCCTCAAAGAAAACATCGTTGCGCTGACGGGTGCTACTGATCGCCTCAGCCAGCTTCAGGTTCACCGCTTCAACTTCATTGCAGAACCGGGCAAGACAGTAGATGGTTTCCTCGCTCACGAAGCCCAGGCCGTTGTTCCCGAGTGCGTGATCGGCGCTAAAGATGAAGTCGATGACGACGGCAACCCCGTCTACCAAGGCATCGACCAAAGCAAGCTTGTCCCGCTGCTGACGGCTGCGCTGCAGGAAGCCATCAGTGAGATCGAATCGCTGAAGGCTCGTGTTGCTGCTCTTGAGAGCGCGTAGTCCCCTTCACTAATAAACTCATAAGAAATAAAAATGGCATCATCAGAAATTAGAGTTAATACTATAAAAAGTAGAAGTGGTCTTAGCACTATCACTCTGTCAGATACTGGCAACATAATTTCTGGTGTTACTACAATTAGAGGTTCATTTTCTGTTGAAAGTCCAGATAGTTTCAATACAAATATCTACTCTGTAGGGGTTTCTACGTTTGCAAATTTGCATGTAGGACTTGGTGGAACAGTTATCACAACAGTTCCTGCGGGAAATGTAGGAATTTCAACAACAAATCCACAATATACTTTAGATGTTGCTGGAGATATTAATTTTACTGGCACTTTCAGACAAAATGGAAGTGCCTTTGTGGCATCTAGATGGACTGCAGGAACTGGAGATAACATTTATAGATTGGATGGAAATGTTGGAATCGGAACCACAAATCCAACATCTAAATTAACAGTTGATGGAAATGTTTCTTTAAATGGCAATGTAACTCTTGGAGATAATACGGCAGATGATATTACAGTTAGTGGTGAATTTATATCAAATCTAATTCCAAATGCAACAAATTCATTTGATTTAGGTTCTTCAACACAAAAATGGAGAGATGTTTGGGTTGCGGGAACAACTACATCATCCGATTTTAACACAACATCTGATGTTAAGTGGAAAAAGAATATTGAAACAATTGATGATCCAGTCTCAAAAGTTATGCAAATTCGTGGAGTTACTTTTGATTGGAAACACGTTCAACAATCTTCTGCTGGAGTTATTGCTCAAGAAATTGAAAACGTAATGCCACAGATCGTTAGAGAAAATAATGATACAAAGGTAGTTAACTATAACGGACTTATTGGATTATTGATTGAAGCAATTAAACAACAGCAAACTCAAATTGATGAGTTGTATAAAAGGTTAGGAGAATAAATATAAAAGAATAATATCATAGAATGAATAAGTTAAAGTCCCATAAAACAGTAGAACAGATTGCAAAGAAGCATCATAAAAAATTTAAAGATGTGACTGAAGGCAATTTGCATCAATGGTTCAAAGGTTCTCGTTCAAAAGAAGGAAAGCCTGGTTGGGTAAATGTTGTAACTGGCGGAACTTGTGCAAGTGATGAACCAGGAGAAGGAACTCCAAAATGTGTTTCTTCTGCAAAAAGAGCAAGTATGACAAAGGCAGAAAGATTATCTGCATCTAGAAGAAAAAAAGCAGCAGATCCTGGACAGCAACAAAAATCTGGTGCAGCAAAACCAACTTACGTTTCCACAGATCCCCCCAAAAAGAAAATGAAAGAAGAAAGAGATCACGAGTATTCAATGGCTCGCTCAGAACTATCTACGATTGTGAGTGCAGCAAAAAGATTGAAAGCAAAAATGGGGAAAGGTGAAGGTAATATTGAGGCCTGGGTGCAATCAAAAATCACAAAGGCAGCAGATTACTTAGATTCTGCAGCAGATTATGTTGATAGTGGAGAAATGAATGAAGAGACAGATAAAAAAGGTAAAAGTAGTGGAAAGAAAGATGCTTGCTATAGTAAAGTAAAATCAAGATATAGCGTTTGGCCTAGTGCATATGCATCAGGAGCACTTGTTAAGTGTCGCAAAGTTGGTGCTGCTAACTGGGGAAATAAGTCTGAAGAGTATTCAGGTATTGTAGCAGAAATTCTGAATGAGTTAGAATTAGATGAAAAGTGTTGGGTTGGTTATAAGCAAGTTGGAATGAAGAAAAAAGGTAAAAAGATCGTTCCAAATTGCGTTCCAGTTGGAGAAGAGAAGCATTGTTCAAAATGCAAAAAAGATAAATGCGAATGTGAAACTACTGAATCAATTAAAGAAGCAGTAAGATTACCTGCAACTAATGGAAATTTAATTTCTGTTATTATTTCTTGGCGTGGGAAGACATATATGAATAAAATGTTTTTCCCTCAAGTTAGAATGCCGAATCGTAGAGAAATCATCGATCAGATTCAAAAGGTATATCCTGGAGCAGCAGTGCTTTCTTATCACGTCTCAGATTTTAATCCCGGTGAACCATTTATTCAATCTGGTTTTCCTCAAGGTGGAAGTGCAGGATCCATTGGGCCAAGTAGAGCATATGTAAAAACATATGGTGAAGAAGTTGAATTAGATGAAGTTGCAGCGTGGCAACGTAAAGAAGGAAAAAATAAAGCAGGCGGTTTAAATGAGAAAGGACGTAAGTCTTATGAACGCGAGAATCCTGGTAGTGACCTCAAAGCACCTTCAAAGAAGGTTGGCAATCCACGTAGAGCATCATTTTGTGCTCGTATGAAAGGAATGAAAGCAAAATTAACTTCAGCAAAAACCGCAAGAGACCCAGATTCAAGAATCAATAAATCTCTTAGAGCTTGGAATTGCTGAACTAAAGGTAATTTATTATGAGTGATGTCTATCTTGGTAATCCACTGCTTAAGAAAGCAAATACACAAATTGAATTTACACAAGAACAAATTATTGAATTTGTAAAGTGTAAAGAAGATCCAGTTTATTTTGCAAAAAATTATATCAAAATTGTAACTCTGGATAAGGGTTTACAACCTTTCGAGTTATATCCATTTCAAGAAAAGTTAGTCAATAATTTCCATCAACATAGATTTAATATCTGTAAGATGCCTCGACAGACTGGTAAATCTACCACTGTTGTGTCGTTCTTGCTTCATTATGCAATCTTCAATGACAACGTAAACATCGGTATTCTTGCAAACAAAGCAGCAACTGCAAGAGAACTTTTAGATAGATTGCAAACAGCATATGAGAATCTTCCAAAGTGGATGCAACAAGGTGTTTTGATTTGGAACCGAGGATCTCTTGAACTTGAAAATGGATCAAAGATTCTTGCAGCATCCACATCCGCATCAGCTGTCCGAGGAATGTCATTCAATATTCTGTTCTTGGACGAATTTGCATTCGTTCCAAATCATATTGCAGATTCATTCTTTGCATCAGTTTATCCTACAATTACTTCTGGTAAATCTACCAAGGTAATTATTGTTTCCACTCCACATGGTATGAATCACTTCTACCGTATGTGGCACGATGCTGAACGTGGTAAGAATGAATATGTATTTACTGATGTTCATTGGAGTGAAGTTCCTGGAAGAGATGAGAACTGGAAGAAACAAACAATTGCAAACACTTCCGAGCAACAGTTTAAAGTTGAATTTGAATGTGAGTTCTTAGGTTCGGTTGATACTCTCATTGCAGCAAGCAAACTCAGGGCACTCGTCTATGACCACCCTAAGACCCGTAGTGGAGGTTTAGATGTATATGTGGATCCTATTGAAGATCACGACTATCTCATCACTGTAGACGTAGCCAGAGGGGTAGGAAACGATTATTCAGCATTTACTGTTGTTGACATCACACAATTTCCTCATACGGTTGTGGCGAAATATAGAAACAACGAAATCAAACCGATGCTTTTTCCAAGCATTATTGTTGATGTTGCAAAAAATTATAATGGAGCGTTTATTCTTTGTGAAGTCAATGATGTTGGAGACCAAGTAGCATCCATTATTCATTATGATCTTGAATACAATAATCTTTTGATGTGTTCAATGCGTGGTCGTGCTGGACAGATTGTAGGTCAGGGATTTTCTGGAAAGAAAACACAACTTGGCGTAAAGATGTCTAAGACAGTCAAAAAAGTTGGATGTCTTAATCTCAAAACAATGGTTGAAGAAAATAAACTCATCTTCAACGATTATGAAATTATGAGTGAATTGACCACATTCATTCAAAAAAACAATTCGTTTGAGGCAGAAGAAGGTTGTAATGATGACTTAGCGATGTGTTTGGTCATCTATGCTTGGTTAGTTGCACAAGATTACTTTAAAGAACTCACCGATCAAGATGTAAGAAAACGTTTATATGAAGAACAGAAGAATCAGATTGAACAAGATATGGCACCATTCGGATTCATTGTTGATGGAACAGAAGAATCAAGTTTTGTAGATGTGGATGGAGATCGTTGGCATGTTGATGAATATGGAGATCGTGCATATATGTGGGAGTATATGTGATGAACTTGGATGACCAACTTAAACTTGGACATTTATTTTTTACAGAACGAAAGTGTAGATCTTGTGGAAAACAAAAAAATCTCATTGAAGATTTTTATAGAATCAGAAAAGGTTCAGGGGTATCGTCATATTCTTATGAGTGTAAAGAATGCACTATAAAGCGTGTAATTGTAAGTAGAATGCAAACTACTATCTTTGATAGATGGGAATATCCTGACTGGTAGAATGTTCATGTATTGTTTCCCCACTCAAAAGTAACTTTTTAATAAATATTTTTTAGATAAACTGAGACTTCACGGAGAAAAACATGGCGACTCCTCAATTATCTCCAGGCGTAATCGTCAGGGAAGTTGATTTAACTGTAGGGAGAGCTGATAATGTTCTTGATAATATTGGAGCAATTGCAGGTCCTTTTGCAATTGGTCCGGTAGATCAAGCAGTTGATATTACCACAGAGAACGAATTAATTAACACATTTGGAAAACCAATCTCAACAGACGGACAGTATGAGTATTGGATGACAGCATCTTCATTTTTATCTTATGGCGGTGTTCTTAAAGTTGTAAGAACTGACAACAATTCTCTTAAAAATGCAAATGCTGCTGTTGGATACGCAGCAACAACTACATTAAAAATTAAAAACTATGATGATTATTCGCTGAATTATTCTGGCGATTCTCATCAGTGGATTTTTTCTGCAAAAAATCCAGGAGAATGGGCAAATAATCTTAAAGTTTGCATCATCGATGATAAAGCCGATCAGACACTTGGAATTACAACAACAAACCTAGGTACTCTAGGTGCTGTTGTTGGTCATGGTGTTACTTATGCATTAAATGGTAGCACTATTCCTGGAGATGGTACGACTACCACATTTAATGGATATCTAAAAGGTATTATCACTGGTGTTAGAACCGATTCTACAAATGGCAACAGTACCATTGACGTTAAAGTTGTTTCAAGAGTTTCTTCTACTGGAACAGAAACTTCTGTAGAATATAAAGAAAGTGATTTAGCATCATCGTTCCCAGATGCAGAAACACTTACCTTTGTTAATAATTCTGGAATTAATACTGGCAGCACAGTTACCATTGCAACATCTGTAGATTGGTACAATGAACAAACTCTTGGTTTAACAAATTCAACAATTTATTGGAAGTCTCTTGCACCAAAACCAAGAACATCAACTTATGCATCACAAAGATCATCAAAAAATGATGAGATTCATGTTGTGGTAGTGGATGATCTTGGAACCGTAACGGGAATCCAAGGAAACGTTTTGGAAAAGCACGTTGGTCTTTCGAAAGCAAATGATGCTGTTTCTTCAGTAAATTCTCCGCAACAAATTTTCTGGAAAGATTATCTTGCGTTAAATTCTCCATACATTTATGCTGGTGATAACCCATCAGTTGGTGCAGATTCTTATCACGGAACTTCGCCATTAGCAACCGGATTTTCGACAAGTTTCACAAAAATTACCGAAAGTGGTGGTCAGTGGAATGTTCCAACTCAAGGAGTAACTTTTAACGCAATTGGAGGTGTAACTTATACACTAACAAGTGGCGCAAATTATGGTTCTGGTGGTCCAGGTCTTTCCGATCTAATAACATCTTACGGATTATTTTCCAATAAAGATGAAATTGCAGTAGATTATTTACTGATGGGTCCTGGTCTTTCTAATAAATTTGAATCACAAGCAAAGGCAAATTATTTAATTTCTGTTGCTGAATTAAGAAAAGATTGTGTTGCAACAATTTCCCCACATAGATCTGATATTGTGAATGTAACTAACACAACAACACAAACAAATAATATTGTTGAATTTTTTACTCCATTATCATCTTCTTCATACGCAATTTTTGATAGTGGATACAAATATACTTACGATAGATTTAACAAAACATTCCGTTATATTCCATGCAATGGAGACATTGCGGGATTGATGGTTAGAACAAACGTAGTTGCATTCCCTTGGTTCTCTCCTGCGGGACAACAAAGAGGAATTTTAAATAATGCGATTAAACTTGCATACAATCCATCAAAAAATCAAAGAGATCAATTGTACGGCGTTAGAGTTAATTCAATCGTAAGTCAACCAGGCATTGGAATTCTCCTCTATGGAGATAAGACTGGTCTTGGATATGCATCAACGTTTGACAGAATTAATGTTCGTCGTTTGTTCCTCACTATTGAACAATCACTTGAAAGAACAGCAAATGCTCAACTGTTTGAATTAAATGATGTAATTACAAGATCAAACTTTGTTAATGTTGTTGAACCATACCTCCGCGATATTCAAGCAAAGAGAGGTATTTATGACTTCCTCGTAATTTGTGATGAAACTAATAATACTCCTGATGTAATTGATAATAATGAATTTAGAGCTGATATTTTCATCAAACCTGCCAAGTCAATCAATTATGTAACCCTGAGTTTCATTGCAACAAGAACGGGCATCTCGTTTGAAGAAGTTGCTGGTACAGTTTAATTCTCATTTAATTACTAAGGAGGAACCTAAAAATGGCAGTAATTCCAACAAGAAACATCTCCAGTTTCAAATCAAAATTAACAGGTGGTGGAGCACGTCCAAATTTATTTGAAGTTGCAGTTACGTTTCCAACAACAGTAACTTTAAATCTCCAAAACGAAGGTGTAACGGCTTTTGATTCGGACAACTTTAGATTTCTTTGCAAATCAGCTGCTTTACCAGCGTCCAATGTTACTCCAATTGAAATTCCATTTAGGGGTAGAGTTTTAAAAGTTGCTGGAGACAGAACTTTTGACACCTGGACAGTAACTGTAATCAACGATTCAAACTTTAGTCACAGAAGAGCATTTGAAACTTGGATGCAAAATGTTGCTCAATATTCTGATCACTCTGGTTTGACAAACCCAGCAAACTACATGGGCAATGCCACTGTATATCAACTAGGAAGAATTGCTCCTACTGCTCAGGGTCAAGCAACAACTTCTGGAAACGCAAACATTCTTGCACAATATCAATTCGTTGATATTTTTCCAACTACTGTTTCAGATATCGCATTATCTTACGATACCACTGATGCAATTGAAGAATTTACTGTTGATTTCCAAGTTCAGTACTTCTATCCACAGACTCCTGGTGCTTAATAAATAATAGAAACTTTTAACTTTAATAATGGCAAAACTTTTTGGTTTCTCTATTGAAGATAACGAATCACTTTCACCCACAACAGTTTCCCCCGTTCCTCCTAATAATGAGGACGGGGTTGAACACTATTTAACCAGTGGGTTTTTTGGTTCATATGTTGATATTGAAGGTATTTACAGAACTGAATTTGATCTTATCAAAAGATATCGTGAAATGTCTTTGCACCCAGAGTGTGATAGTGCTATTGAAGATATTGTAAATGAAGCAATTGTATCAGATACGAATGATAGTCCTGTTGAAATTGAGTTATCAAATCTCAATGCAAGTGATGGAATTAAAAAGAAAATTCGTGATGAATTTAAGTATATTCTTGAACTCTTAGATTTTGATAAAAAGTGCCATGAAATCTATCGTAACTGGTATATAGATGGTAGAATTTGTTATCATAAAGTTATTGATCTTAAGAAACCGGAAGAAGGTATTCAGGAGTTAAGATATATTGATGCAATGAAAATTCGTTATGTTAGGCAGACAAAAAAGAAACCGGGTGATGATAATCGTATTAGATTAGCGAATGTTAATCAAGATGATCCAATGCAATATGAATTTCCCGAAATTCAAGAATATTTTATCTATACTCCTCAAGCAACATATCCAACGTCTAATCCATCAACCTTGGGAGATAACAAAGGAATCAAAATTGCAAGAGATGCGATTGCTTATTGCACTTCAGGTCTTGTAGATAGAAATAAAGGAAGTAATCTTTCATATCTTCACAAAGCAATTAAAGCACTCAATCAACTTCGCATGATTGAGGACTCTCTTGTCATTTACAGACTTTCAAGAGCTCCTGAAAGAAGAATTTTTTATATTGATGTTGGCAATCTTCCCAAAGTTAAGGCAGAACAATATCTGCGTGATGTAATGATGCGTTATCGCAACAAACTTGTATATGACGCAAACACTGGTGAAATTCGTGATGATAAAAAGTATATGAGTATGCTTGAAGATTTCTGGCTTCCTCGTCGTGAAGGTGGTAGAGGAACTGAAATCACAACTCTTCCAGGTGGACAAAACCTTGGAGAAATCACTGATATTAAATATTTTCAAGAAAAACTTTATAGATCACTGAATGTTCCAACTTCAAGAATTGGTGGAGAAGGTGGATTTAATCTTGGACGTTCTTCTGAAATCTTAAGAGACGAAGTTAAGTTCAGTAAATTTGTTGGACGTTTGAGAAAAAGATTTTCAAGATTATTTCATGATATTTTAAAAACTCAACTTATTCTTAAAAATATTATTACCCCAGAAGATTGGGAAATAATGAGTGAGCACATTCAATATGACTTCTTATATGACAATCACTTTGCAGAATTAAAAGAATCTGAACTGTTAACTGAAAGATTAAATCTCCTTCAAGTTGCAGAACCTTATGTTGGTAAATACTTTTCACAAGATTATATTCGTAGAAAAGTACTTCGACAAACTGATATGGAAATTCTTGAACAAAATGAACTGATTGAAAAAGAAATTGCTGATGGCATTATTCCAGATCCATCTATGATGACTGTAGATCCAATGACTGGACAACCAATGCCAGGAATGGGTGGCGGAGATTTGGGTGCTCCAGTAATGGAACCTCAAGTTGATGCAACTTCAGTTGAACCACCAGAAATTAAAATGCCTAAGGGTGGTGAAATTTAATAAATAACAACGATTACTAAGTTTAAAATTATGGACGAATTAATGGATATGATTGTTACTGATGAGAGTCCTTCTCAAATCAGCGACAAAATTAAAGATTTGCTTTTTGCAAAAGCTTCAGAAAAAATTGATACTTTCAAACCAGTCGTTGCATCATCATTATTTGATTCAAATTACGAAGAGGAAGTAGAAGAGGAAGAATAATAATTAATAAATAACTAAAAGTGTATTTTAAAAAATAATGGCACATAAACCAGTTGGAACGGGATTTACAGTAACTTCTACCGGAAGCGCAGTTAAATCTAGTTCATTTGTTCATAAAACTGATACTTTGAGAGTTGTTGCCTTTGGCGCAAGAGGTCATATTGCCATTGGAACTGAACCGACTGCATCTCATGTAGATTATTTTTTAACAACGAATAATCCTGAAACTGTAAGTTTGGGAGCTCCCAGATCTCAAAGAGTTGTTGGTGTTACGACAGGAGGAACAACAACACTTATTTTTGAAGAGGGCTTGGCTTCTCAATTTGAAGTTGGAGATTATGTATCTTTAGTTGTATCGGACCAAAGTTATTATGATTTTACACACCAACCAGTTATTTCAGTAAACACTTCTTCTGGTTATAATGGGTATTTCTCAACTAGAATTGGTATTGGCACCAATACTTCAGGTATTGTAACCAGTTTCAATTCTTCATATGCAGAATTAAGAAATTCATTAAAAGTTTCATTTATTTCTGATGGAGGAACGGGAAATATGTTTGCTCAACAAGTACAAATCACAGGTCAAGCGTAAAATGAAACTTATCAGAGAAGAAATCGAATCAGTAGAATTTATCGTTGAAGAACGCAACGGTAAAAAGTCACTTTACATTGAAGGTGTTTTCCTTCAAGGTGATATTTGCAACCGTAATGGTCGTATGTATCCAATGGAAACTCTTCGTCGTGAAGTTGCTCGCTATAATGAAAATCACATTATGGCAGGAAGAGCTCTTGGAGAACTCGGACATCCAGATGGACCTACTGTAAATCTTGATCGAGTTTCGCACAAGATTACTTCTTTAAGAGAAAGCGGTTCGAACTTTATTGGTAAGGCAAAGATTCTGAATACTCCAATGGGTAAGATTGCAGAATCTTTGATTAGTGAAGGAGTTAAGTTAGGTGTTTCTTCTCGTGGTGTTGGATCATTGAAGCAGACTAGAGAAGGATACAATATGGTTGGTGAAGATTTTATGCTTGCCACTGCTGCTGATATTGTTGCTGATCCTTCTGCTCCTGATGCATTTGTATCAGGAATCATGGAAGGTAAAGAATGGGTATGGGATGGTGGCATTCTTCGTGAAAAGTATGCCGCTAAAACTTATAAGAGAATCAATACTCTTGTAGATCAAAAGAAACTTGATGAGCAAAAATTAAATCTGTTTAATGATTTTCTTTCAAATCTTTAATTTAATAAATAAATATAGTTTATAACAAAGGTTAAACGGAGAGTTCAAATGTCTCGTGGAGATTTACAAGAAATGGAAGTAGGCACTAAGCAATCCAAAACTGCTGTAAATTCTAATGCCAAAGCAGCAGAAGCAATGCCTCATATGGCAGATCCAGGCACACAACTTGGACACGTAGAAGATCTGGGTGGACCAGATCCTTCTAACTATCGTCCCGACGACGATTCAGCAAAACTGAAAACCCCTGGCGCAACTCTGAAGCAAGTCAGAGATGTTGTCAATAAGGGTGCTAAGAGTGCTGATCCCATGAAGGGTATGAAAGAGGAATCTGAATTAGATGATGAAGAAGAACTCTTAGAAGCTAAGCACGAAGAAGAGGAAGAAGAAGAGGAAGATAAGAAAAAAGGCAAAAAAGAAGAGGAAGATGAAGAAGAAATGGAAGAGTCTTTCCAAATTGAAGATGACGTTAATGCTCTTCTTGGTGGAGAAGAACTCTCTGAGGGATTCAAAGAAAAAGCAAAAACCATCTTTGAAGCAGCTCTGAAATCCAAAGTTGCTCAAATCAGAGAGGCAGTCGAAGCTCAGTATGAGCAAAGACTGGTTGAAGAAGTAGAAGAAATCAAAGAAGCACTTGCTGATCGCGTAGATGCTTATCTTGAGTATGTTGCTGAAGAGTGGTTCACTGAGAACGAACTCGCAATTGAGCAAGGTCTTAAGACCGAATTTACTGAATCCTTCATCGCTGGGATGAAGGGTCTTTTTGAAGAACATTATGTAACAATCCCTGAAGACAAATATGATGTACTTGAGAATATGGTAGAAAAATTAGATGAAATGGAAGAAAAACTCAACGAGCAGATTGAGAAAAATGTTTCCCTTAACAAGCGTCTCGCAGAGTCGGTTGCTGACGGAATCTTAGATCAAGTTTCTGAGGGCCTTGCTGCTACTCAGAAAGAAAAGCTCGCTTCACTTGCCGAAAGTGTTGAGTTTGAAAGTGAAGAAGAATATCGTGAAAAACTGGAGATGCTGAAGGAATCTTATTTCCCAGCAGGTAAAACTCCAAAGGCACACACTGAAACCCTTTCTGAGGGTGTAGATCAATCACCTGAATCTGTTTCGGGAACGATGGCTGCATACCTGAGAACCCTTCAGGCAGTTGCAAAAAACTGAATTTAAAATTAAATCAAACGTAAACATTCACAAAAGGTAAACGCAAATGTTCCACGCAGAACATCTGCAGGAAAAGTGGGCTCCACTCCTCAACTATGAGGGTCTTGATGCAATCAAAGATTCGCACAGAAGAGCAGTAACCGCTGTCCTGTTAGAAAACCAAGAAAAATTCCTCCGTGAGGAAGCTGCATTCTCCACAGGTATGAACCTGATGGAAGCCCCAACCAACGCAACTGGCACTGGTGGTTTCAGCGGTAGTTCAACTGCTGCTGGTCCTACTGCTGGTTTCGACCCAGTTCTGATTTCGCTGATCCGTCGTTCAATGCCTAACCTGGTCGCTTATGACCTGGCTGGCGTTCAACCAATGAGCGGTCCTACTGGACTGATCTTCGCAATGCGTTCCCGCTACAATACTCAGGGCGGAACCGAAGCATTCTTCAATGAAGTTGATACTTCATTCTCAGGTCAAGACAGTGGTTTCAACGTTGAAGGTGGTTTTGCTGATGCCAATGCTGGTATCGGTACAACTGCTCAAAGCGGCACCAACCCTGCTATCCTGAACCCTGTTGGCACTGCAACCTCAACGGCATATAATGTCGGTTCAGGTATGCCAACTGGCGACGCTGAAACACTTGGCGACGGTGCTGGTAATGCTTTCAACCAGATGGCATTCTCAATCGAGAAAGTCACTGTTACTGCAAAGTCACGCGCTCTGAAGGCTGAGTACTCACTTGAGCTTGCTCAAGACCTCAAGGCAATCCATGGTCTGAATGCTGAAGCGGAACTCGCAAACATTCTCTCAACTGAGATTCTTGCTGAGATCAACCGTGAAGTTATCCGTACCATCTACAAGATTGCTGAACAGGGTGCTGTAGAAAACACCGCTACTGCTGGTGTATTCGACCTCGACATCGACTCCAACGGTCGTTGGTCTGTTGAGAAGTTCAAGGGTCTTCTGTTCCAAATCGAAAGAGATGCAAACAGAATCGCTCAGAGAACTCGTCGCGGCAAGGGTAACATCATCATGTGCTCTGCTGACGTTGCTTCAGCACTGACCATGGCTGGTGTTCTTGATTACACCCCTGCACTCAACGCTAACCTGAACGTTGATGATACTGGTAACACCTTTGCTGGTACAATCCAAGGCAAGTATCGCGTATATATCGATCCTTATTCGGCAAACCTGGCTGCTGATAACAGCGGTCTGGCACAAGGCAGCAACCAATACTACGTTGTTGGTTATAAGGGTTCTTCCCCTTATGATGCTGGTCTGTTCTATTGCCCATATGTTCCTCTCC